TATATATCTTTTAAAGAATCTATAACTTTTGATGCACCCTCACGCATTATTTCTACCATTTTAGTTTCTTCATCTGGATATATATCTGCCACAACAGAGTCATGCACTGTGTTTATTAGCATACTTTTTAAATTGTTTTTATCAATTAATTCTTGTATGTTTATACAAGCTAACGGAACTATATCCGCAGTAGCAAATCCCTGCACAGGATAATTTTTTATCTGTGTAGAGAAACTTGTACCACCCCAAGGCATTCTTTCTACTGTTGGAAATGCGTATTGTCTGCCTGTGGGTAGTGTAATCATTTTATATTTTAATGCCTCATTTTGTAATTTTTCATGCCATGCTGTTATACCTTTATACTTATCTTTAAAAGCATCATAGTATCTTTTCTCATCATCGGTTCCAGACATACCCCCATACAAAGGTTTGAAGGTATGCCCTTTAGCATGTTGCCTTGATACACCGATAATATCTGCAGTATATTGATGCACATCTACGCCATTTTCTATATCTTTCATGCCTTGCTCGTCTTGTGCTAAAAATACTGCTGTCCTAAACTCTAACTGTGCATAATCTATTTCCGCTATTTTACCATTCTCAAATCGAGATGTAATTACTTTACGAATAGGAAATGTACCGCCCCTCGGTTGATTTTGGAAGTTAGGGTCACGACTTGACAACCTGCCTGTTCTTGTAATGCATTGCATAAAATTAGGATAAAGAAAACCATCTTGTTTTGTATGTTTTTTTATACCCTCTACAAATGTAGATAAATAAGTTTCCAATGCATTGTACCTTGTTATTTTACTAACAAAATTATTTAATTCTTCAGTTTGTGAAGCTAATCTTTGTAATGTTATTCTATCTGTTTTAAATCCACCCTCAGATGCATCAGAAACAAACTGTGCCTTTGCTCCAAACCCTGCTCTTTCTTCTGTATTATTATAAATAACACCCTCTGATTTACATGTTGGACATTTAGACATATTTTTATACTTGTCACCATTAACTTTATATTTTTGTATGTACCCTTTACCAGTACATTCTACACATTGAGATACTTTTGTTTTAAATACAGGCATTAAATACATCATTAATGTTTTCTTAAATTCTAGCTTAGTCATGCGTGGTCGTTTCTTTGGTTTTTTAGTAAATTTATCTATACCTATATTAAAATCATTTACCCAACCTTTTTTATCTACAACTTTAGTTCCATAAATTAACATTGATAATTGCTCTGGACTAGCGGGATTAATTTTAGTATCACCCATTTTATCATGTATTACAGCATCAATTTCAGTACGCAATTTATCATATTCTAATTGAAATTCTTTTTCAACTTCATTTAATTTATCAATATCAATTCTTATACCATTATTTTCCATCTTTGTAAGTATAGCACAAAACTGGCACATTATTCGCACAGTATTTAATAACCCTTTATTCCTAGGTAATTTAAAATCGCCCATTTGTGATTTGAATAATGCTCGTGTTGCCTGTATATCCTGTCTACCATATTCATCAACAATTTTTAATGGTATATTCTCAAATGATACATCTCTTTTTAAATACTGTTCCGTTGCATCAGATTTCTGACTAACATTACGCCTAATACAACAATCTTTTAATTTTAAACTCTGTTTAGAACCTCTGCCTAAAACATATTCACCAATCATAGTGTCATATATTTTACCATTATATTTAAAACCAGATTCCCATAGCCATAGCAAATCAAATTTTATATTATGCCCAACAAGTAGTGTTGTATCATCTAAAATAGTTTGTATTTCTTTTTTATATATTGGCCCATTATATTCTGAATGTTTAAAAAAGAAGTACTCATCATTAATACCTATACTAACAATAAAGTTATCTGGATGTTTAGGTGATGGGTCTTTCTTACCATCAATAACTTGATAAGATGTTTCTATGTCAAATACTGTAATCAATCTATGTACCTCGATAATTCTGGGATAATCTTGCAAGTCATTTTGCCATGATACCCTGTTATTTTATTTTTACTAACAGCAACACTTCTTAAATCTTGGTCTACTTCTAGATTATTACTAAATCCAACACCAATAATAACATCAGCTTCTGCCGCTTTTCCTGTTTTACTATTCTCCATCATATCAAACGTTAAGTCAAGTCTACCAGATGCATCAGCAGATGCTTGTGATATACCTACAAGAGCACAACTTCTTCTCTTAGCAATCTCTCTTGCCCCTGTATATATTGCTCGTAATTTCTCATCTGTTCGTGCAAATGTACCAGTCACATGTACTTTATCTAACTGGTCAATAATTAAAACATTTGGTTTTTCTTTTGCTACGTAAGAATCTATCTTATCTAATGACCAATCTACTGTATCAAGTATTCTCATATTATCTTTAATTTGAGACCAAGATTCCCCGGCTTTTGTGGGGTTTTCTCGTATCTCAGCAAAAGTCATACCTGTATGTGCATTAATTAATCTCATTTGAGTTCTAATTGCAGGCTCTTCATTGATAAGTGCACATACTTTAGCCCCTTGAGAAGCAAAACCGCTTTGACCTGCGACCATATTAACCCAAAATGCGGTCTTGCCACTCTCTGGTCTGGCAAAGACAATTAAAAAATTGCCATCACCAATCCCGTTTACCTTATCTCTTAATCCAGATAAGTTAAATTTCCATTTAGTATTATCTTTTAATGCATCAATTAGCAAGTGTATATCATCTGTAACATTATCATATTCCTCTTTATTAACACCATTTGATTCATCTATTAATGTTTGTATATCATTAAAAGTTGTACTGTTTGTGTTATTATACATTTCTGTTGCCATTACAGCAATCTGTTTTGCTATTGATTGTTTATGTAATGACTCTAATATAGTTACAGCTATTTTTTTATTAGGTCTTTGATTTTTTATATCATCTAATAAATCATTAAAGTTATCTCTTGCAACTCTTGTTAAAGCAGGATTATATACTTCTGTGTGTAATGTTGCAATCTCATCAATACTTAAACTAACATCTGAATTAGCATGAGCTTTTGTTATTGTTTCATACAATGTTCCTGTTCCATTAGTAAACATTGTTTTAGATACACGACCTTTATTTTCTTCATAAAAATCTTTATCTAATAATAAATTTATAAGTTGTTTTTCAATCATATGGTTCGCAGTTGTTTTAATATATCTTTCATTAATTTTGTTTTATTTTTGTCTTTCCAATGTTGTATATAATACTTTGCAATCTTTCTGTCAAGTCGACATGAAGATTTATCTAGTGGCCAAGTTCGTAAGTAGGCTAAATAACTTCTACAATTCATCATATACATAGGAAGTTCAGTTCGTTTTAATTTTAATTTTTTATATTCCCCATTATGTGCATATACACAATGAAAATACTTTTGTTTTTCAAGTATAAACCAAGGATAACTTCCACAATCAATTAGTTTCCACATTTATTGCTCCATAACAGAATAGTCTTGACCACTTTGGTAGTATTCTGTTTCTTTACATCCAGTGCATATTCTATTGTGAATACCCTCACTTAAAAATTCTTTATTACACATCATGCAATTCTTTTTTTTCTTTTTTTTAGTGGCAACACGATTAGCAATCTGCTTATCTGGGCCTCTACGATATGTTCTTTTTAACATTTTTTGCTTTCCTCATTTCTAATTTCCAACCTACTGAAAATATTAAAAATAATTGTTTTACTTTATTTTTTGTTACTGGTTTACCTTTTAAATTTATATATAGAAATTCTATTAAAGCGTCAAGGAATATCTTATTGAACATTATCACATTTCTCCGCATCTTTTACTTTACTACAATAAAATTCTTTAGATTTTTCTTTAAGTGTTTGTTGTTTTTTTAATATTTTCTTTTTCTTTTCCGGATTAGGCTCATCTTCTAAAATTATATCAACAACTTTAACTGTTTCTTTAGCAACAAAATATGTACAACCTTGTAATAAAAAGAAAAATAATATAACAAATCTAAGCATTTACCCACCATTCTGGAGGGAACACACCTTTTTTCCATTTAGCAAAATATGCTTTAGCACCTTGATAATATTTTCTGTAAGCAGTGACATAATCTTTATCTTTGTATTCGTCTGGCATACATTGGGGCGGTTCTGAAAAAAATCCATCTGGTATGTCTTTATAATAATCATTATCAATAATACATTGAATAACTTTACCAGACTTATGCTGTTTTTTAAATCTAGTTTTATATTCCTCATCAATCCACATGGCATTTTCTAATGCCCAATTAAAATTATCACGATTAAATCCAACCCATTTTGTCATGGGGTGATTGGGGTATGCTTCTTTATAAATACCTGTGCTAATTCCCATAGTATGAGAATGAAGTGCGGTTGATAGCATTTGGGCTGATTCTAACAGCATTTTTGGTACATGCTTATCACACAAATATTGTGCTGATAAATTTGGGCTTTTATCTAAAAAAAATATGTTCATAATAATTTCCTTATTTCATCTGGTGTAAAATATTTTAAGTCTTCATCAAGCATTTTTACTTGAGTCTTAACATAGTAGCATAATTTTTGATGTATGTCAAATGCTTTTGAAGTTGCATCTCTATCTAATGCAACTGTGACACTTTTAAATTGTTTTAAAATTGGAATGTATTCATCTGGTAATGATGTGCCAAGTAAAGCTACGCCTGTTATAATATTAGATACAGCACAAGCACTGGCACAATCCTCTACTAAAATTGCTTTATCAGATTTACCACAAATAAATGGGTGGGATTTATCTCCATACATAAACCATTTTGGATAAATTGCTGAAGATAAACCCCTGCCAACAGCACCCACAATGCCATTGTTCTTTTTGCGTATGATAAATACAATTCGTTCTTGTTTTGGGTCGTAATATAATTTAACTAATCCTCGTGCCATTGCCTCATGACAATTATTATCTTCAATATATTTTATACATTTTTTATTTGCATAGATAGAAGTAAAATAATCTGGCACAACAAAGGATTTTTTAGGAATGTCTGGTTTT